CCGGTGTGATTTGAACACACGCTCTTTCGAACCAGAGCCTTAATCTGGCGCCTTAGACCACTCGGCCACGGCATCGTTACCAGCTACTGCTAGGATTTGAACCTAGGTGATTGGATTCAAAGTCCAAGATACTAACCACTATATGACAATAGCTCCCCATATTTATTTTGTCTGTATTCTTTAAGTATGAAGTACGATAGAAAAATTAAAATAATTTTTTTATCGATTATAATATTCATTATATTTGTCTTAATTTGTAAAAATACGAAATACCAGGAGGATAAACCAATAACCGAAGAAACCGTTTGGACGTATTGGCACTCACCTTACCAACCAAAAATCGTAAAACGGTGTATTAAAAACTGGAAAACCGTAGGTTCGTGTAAAGATATAAGAGTTCTAAATAAGAAAACCATTTTTAAATGGATACCCGAAAAAACCATGGCTAAGTTTTCATCTATAACAAAGAACGAAGCAAACAAATCAGATTTAATTCGCCTATACTTAATTCATAAGTATGGTGGTATTTGGATGGATGCATCTGTCTTTACAAATAGAAAATTAAGTTCCTGGGTACCAAAAGGTGATAAAGTATTTTGTTTCAAAGCGGATAGGTTCTCAAAAAAGAATGTAACGTGTTTAGAAAACTTTTTTATAAAAGCAAAACCGGGTGATAAACTCATAAAAGATTGGTTAAATATGTGTATAAATGATTTTTCAGATGATCAGTATAAAACAAAAAACAAGGAATTTCGTGATATAATAGGTAAAAATGGCGATTATCTCGTACCGTACGTATCAAGTATGAAACTCATTTTAAATAATTATGAGAATCTAGTTACCGAAAGTGCAGAAAAGGGTCCGTATAAAGATACGATACAAAACGGATGGGATCCTATTAAAATATGTCAAAACATAACGTATACGGAAAATTTAGTTAAATTATATAATCAAACGAGACAACAGTGTAGTCCTGATATTATTCCTGTAACGTCATCGAATGAAGATTATTTACCAAATAATGTATATAACCGATTTAAAAATAGGTTTAAAACTGTGAAACACGAAAACCATAATTTGGATGTTGATATGATATATTGTATATCTATGCCACAAAGGAAAAAATACATAACACAAATGCTCGAACAATTACAGACCCCTTATAAAATGTTCGATGCAATAAAACCTTCCGATCTATCCGTCGAAGACTATACGCGTTTAAGTCAGACATATTCACCAACAAATTTACATTTATACAAACGATGGACAAAATTACCCGTATCTTTATCGTTTTTCATGTGTTATTACGACGCGTATTTGAACGGGTACGAAACAGTTATGTTTTTGGAAGATGATATAAAATACATGGTAAGTTTAGATAAAATTTACGCCGCCGTAAAAGATTTAAAATCGACTGATTGTGAAGTTTTGTTTTTAGGGTATTGTTGGGCAAATTGTGGTATGACATACCCAAGTATAACAGAACATTTGTATAGGGCACCTGTAGATACACAAATGTTATGCAATCACGCACTTGTTATGAAAGAAAGTTTCCTTAAAAGATTTATGGAAAGAGATGAAGTTACTTTTTGGAGACATAGAAATGATCACACACTTTCGGATTACATACAATTTAATAAAGTAAATAAGTGTGTAACATCACCGGCTTATATATCACAAAATCGATCCGAACTTGGTAGTAATAATGAAAATTCAACTAAAGATCCAACTACGTGCAATTTGCACAAACGAATTTAACTCCATGGTATGTCCTGTGGACGAAACCGACACCCATCTTTTAAAAAGTCAACAAACTTTTTAAATTCTGGTTCAGATATATCGGTATTTTCCATCGAATTGAGAACGTTACCGACATATTCGTTATACTTTTTATGATTACCTCTGTGTGTAAGTCTATTCTCACGTAAATTACCAATTTCACGCGGCATCATGATTATATTCTCACTCGCGTGGATATCATAGTTTACCTTTTCAATAATTGGGTGACTCTTGAACTCTTTTGGTATGACGTGATGGTCCTCGACGTTACGAACATTCCATCTAAGTTTGAATGTTCGTCTGAGTAATGAGCCGTATCGCATACTATAGTTTTGAAATACTTCTACACCGAGACGCATCATTGAATCTTCCAATTCATCAACTTCTTGCCATGCCGCAAAACACTCTTCTGATGTTCCCGAAACGTAACACTTTTCATCCGCCTCGTCGAGTGCTTCCGCGAACCTAAACTGAAGGCGTGGGTTCTCGAACGTTTGAAACGCAATATTTATTTTTTTAGAATACGTACCTTCGAGAATGTTCTTACGTATTTGGTTACGTTTGTTTTCAGGGGACGGGGGGATTGAAGAAACACGAATCATTTACTTTTTAACGGGGTATATCTTTAACACATATGATAGTTTAAAGAGTAGATGCGTATACTATACACGTTCCCGTAGTGAAATGGTCATCACATAGTCCTTATACTTTTAAAGTATGTCAGTTTATGATTTAATTCATAAGTTCGGAGTTAAGACTGCATCCCGGGATCGATACCCGGCGGGAATATCGCTTTTTACATATGGGACACATATGTAAAAATTGATTTATAATAATAATAAAATTCTTGCCTTTTCGGCTTCTTCTTTTGTTTCATATGAACCCATATATTTATTATTTTTAGACAAACACCACTTTTTTCTATCTTGTCTGTAATACACACATCCATTACCATTTTTTGTTCTTTTTTGTAAATATGTTTTCTTAATATTTTCTGGATTTTCTGTATATATATTTTGAAAATTTAATACATCTTCTTTTGTTTTAAATCCACCCCATCTAAGTTTATAGGTTCCAAAACTCCAAGAAGTTATATGTCCATCTTTTTTTGAACGATTTTCTATTATAAATCCAAGAAGCCCTTTGTTTCTTTGTTTAGCCATTTCTCTCTGATTATTCACCATTAACTGTATGGTATCTTTACTTCTATGTTCTCCTCTCCCACCTCCAGAAGATAGATTGTAACCATTTGGGTATAATGTGTCGTATGTATTGATATAATATTTTTCCATATCACAAAGACTACAGTTATCACCTTCCCAAATTATCTCCTTTTTAAAAGTATCAAAACCGAAATGATTGATCGCATTTCTTAATGCTCTGCAATATGATTTTCCATGTTTATGTCCATACATCCTCTTGGTAAATCCCTGTATAGTTTGTCCTATATACTTCTTATTATCTGGTGATGTTAACATGTATATTATACCCATATTACTTTATAATGATATAATATATTTATACCCCACACGAAGGATGAGACTCTAAATCCATTGATTGTCTCGGTGTTGGTAAGTCTTTATCTGGTGTTTTTGGACGTATTATCCATTTTTTTATAACTTTTGATACGCGCGAATCGTCTTGTTTAATTAGTTCATTATTTGAAATTATACTTAAACCGTTACACACGTCAGGTTTGTTTTCTTTACCGGGGAACGTTTCGTTAAACGCCTCTATCGTGTGCCCGGGTATATCGGGTGCTTCATCAAGTAATCGATCGTATTCTAAACGCACTTTATTCACAAAATCTAAAACGTCTTCGCGGTATTTCGTTTCGAGTGATAATTCCATATCAATGTTTCTATAGAATTTTGAGTATTGGATGGACATGACCGAGTGTGCTTCCATCATACGTGAAGAATTGTTAAACTTTGATATCGATGTAAGTATACCCGCAATAACATTCATAAACGCGAAAAAATATTGAAAAATAACAATTTTTTGTTTTTGTTCGGTCGACATGTTTTGATCATTAGGACTTAGTACTGCAAACCCACCAACACCCGTAATACTCGATATAACTATACACGGGTACGATAACCAATCGTTTTGTTTCTTATAAAACATACGTGCGTGATTATGTAACCATCGGTATCCGGCAGCTTTTTCAGCCCACCTGATTAGGAGTTGTTCTTGTTTCGGACACCAGTGATGTTGTTCTGGGGTATCGTCTCCCATTACTATTTCTTAGAAAATAAGTATGCATATTCCCGTGCCATTGTATCAACACGTTCATTATTTACATTTCCATTATGTGCCTTAACCCATTTAATATCAACTATATCAAATTTACGCATCAAATCAATCATTTGTACCCATTCACATTTGTTTTTTACATCATCACCTTTAGTTGTTTTCCAACCATTACGTTCCCAATTTTTAGACCATTCTGTTAGACCCATTTTTACATAATTACTATCCGTAAAAATACGCACGGTTTTATGTTCGAGTTCCAAAAACTTTTCTAAAACTTTTATAATCGCAGTCATTTCCATAACATTATTTGTGGTAATATCTTTACCACCTTTCTTTTCGATTTTAGGTTTTGTATTTATAAGATATGCCCAACCACCGGGACCGGGGTTTCCTAAACAACTTCCATCTGTGTATGCTTCAATCATTTATAGTATACACAGGTTTAAACTTTATACTTCAACAATGTCTTCTCGTTTATAAGGGAACCAATAATAATAACATTTAATCACTGGATTAAACAGTGCACAAGAACCAGTCACAGTTCCAAAAATTAATAAAAATATATATGTAGAATCCATTTATACAAAAAAGACTTAAAATTTTAAGTCTATATTAACCCAAATGAATAATTATCAAGATTGGGATCCAGTCGTTATTCGTGGCAAAATTGATAAAACACGAGAAAAAGAAAAATACGTCAAGTTCATGGGTCAGGAAATTAGGTTACCGAAACGGGGTCAGTATTCAGGTAAATCACCGGAACAAAAACTAGATGAAGCCGAATTAGCTGGAACACACAAGAAAGTCAGTAAAGAAACAGGATTAACGATCCAACGGACACGTGTTGCAAAACAATATACACAAAAGGATCTCGCAGGTCTTATACACGTATCAACAGATATCATCTCTTCATATGAATTAGGTAAATCAATCCCGGACCATAAAATAATGCAAAAACTGCGTCGAGTTTTGGGTGTTAAACTCTAATCACTATCAATATGGATAATACAATAGGTAAAAGAATTCAACGTATACGTATAGAAAGAAGTCATACACAGGTTGAACTTGGTCATAGAATACGAGAAACTTTAGATACGATAAACAAAATTGAAACGGGTAAACTTGAACCGAATTGTTACATACTTGAAAAAATACAAAAGTATTTTAAGATTAAACTTTAAAATTTGTTCTAAATTTTAAAATCTAAATTTTATTTATTTTTTAAATTTTATTTTTTTACTATAATCAATAAACTAAGAAACGCTTAGTTGGAGAACGCGAGACCGCCCATACCGGATTGCACACGGAGAACGTTGTAGTTAACCGCGAACATGTCGAGGGATGGAGTAGCCAAAGAGGTGTTCGTAAGATCCTTGAGCTTGATCGCAACTTGCGCGTTGTCGATTCTGGAGAAGTTGCAAGTACCCGTTGGTTGATGCTCTTCTGGCTTAAGCGCAAAGGAGTACGAGTAGACACCTGGGCATGGGGAGCCAGAGTGATGTTGGTATGGTTGCACTTGGTTAAAGTACTTACCGGATTGTTCCTTGAATCTGTCTTGACCGTTGAGGACCAACTTGAAGGTGTCAACTGGACCGACGGAGGCAGTCGCCGAAGCGGCACCGTCTTCTTGCCACGACTCAGTACCACCGTTGGTACCGACAACAAGAAGTGGTTGACCAACTTGAGCTGGGGTAACTTGACCTTCAGTAGACTTTTCTGGGGAGCAATCGATAACAACATCGGCGGCAGCCGTGTTGGAGCAGAAGTTCCACAAACCGGTGCTCGCCGCGGAGCCGGCGTTAACACACCAGACCAATTCCTTGACTGGGTGGTTGTAGGACAATCTAACTTGCTTGGTCGCGTTAGACGTGACCGAATCGGAGCCAGTGTGTTGCACTTGCTCGATCAAGTATTCATGACCCTTTTGGGCGAATCGTCTACGCTCTTCAGTGTCGAGGTAGATGTAGTTGGCCCACACCTTGAAAACCGACGTGTCCAAGAAAGAATCAAATTCCGAAGTCAAGTCAAAGTCAATTCTGACTTCGTGGTATTGCAAGGCAATCAATGGCAACGCCAATCCTGGGTTACGGTTGAAGAAAAAGATAAGTGGCAAGAAGACTTGCGACGCACCTGGAGTAACCGCGGAGGTCATTTTACCCCAGTTGGACTTAGCCGCATCGGACAAGTACAACTCTGCGTACAATCTCCACCATCTTTGGTAGTGTTTGTCGATTCTTTGACCACCGATCGACAATTCGCAGTTCTTGATCGCACGCTCAGCGACCCAAGCGGAACCATCGGCACCGCTTGTGTTGGCGAGAGCCGCCTTAGTCTTGAGTTCGACGTACATGTCACCGACCAAATCACCGTTTCTGGCGACAGTCACGGAAACGCGACCAGAGTTCGCGGCAGTACCGTTGACAGTTTGTTCGATGTTTTCCATCGCAAAGTTAGTGTGGCGTTTGTAGACAGCCTGGAAAAAAGTTACTTTTGGGTTACCTGTAAGGTAGACATCTTGGGCGCCATAGGCGACGAGTTGCATGAGACCACCGGCCATTTTTAGTTTGTTTGTACTATACACTGAGATTTTTATTTCAGATGATTTCGCGAAAAAACACGATTTGATTTTTCCTGTGTTATATAAATGTCCAGCCAAAACGAAATTGATACCCCACCCGAACTTGAAAGTGTCGATGACCACCCCGAAATTATTGAGGAAGAAGAAATTTCTTCAGAAGAAGAAATTGAAGATTCTGGATCGTTCGTTGAAGATTCTGATATCGAATTAGATGATTTTGATATGTCAGAGAATCCATTATCTGATACAAATATGTTATTGAGTTCTGTTCTCTCCACAGAAGAAGGGGAAACGGTCTGTTCTGCACTTGTAAACATTTCAAGACAAATTGAAATGCAAAACAAAATATTAATTAAAATGTTATCTCAACTTCAAAAAAAATAGACTTAGAAAATAAAGACCTGTATTTATAAAACATGTCCGAGATTTATTACCCCCAAAAAAATCCGGATATTGTACTATCATCTAATATTCTTATTAATACATCTATCGAAAGATTTAATTCGGAAGAATTATTGAATTTCTTATGCAAACTTGAAAAGTACTTTCGTCTAAAATCGTTAGAACATACAAACCCTTTCAAGCTTGGATATATGTTTTTTTGTGATAGTGAAGAACTTGATGAAAACGGTCTATGCAAAGAATTTTCTTATGAAAAAACAAATGAAAAATATACAACTTCTATTCAAAGACTTGGTACACTCTTCAATAGAGCTGATGCACTTGGAATATTAACGATGGAAGACGAAGATTTTACCATATCTCGCCGAATTAACCGTATAATTGATCAGCTTGATGATGCCTGGCAGATCATATATCGGTATAACAGAACAGTACAGAGAGTTGAATTTCCAACATGGGCTGAAGCTACTGTTAAATCTGACCCTACCATTTTTAGAACGTCTATATTTGACGTCGAAAAATTAAATACTTTTCAAAAAGCTCTTACTACCGTCCTAAAAGAACTATATGAAAGTAATATCAAAAGGTACCGAGGATATTGTTGTACACAAATAAAGTATAATGGGTTCGATACACGTGCATGGAATCAGAAAGAAACTATAAAAGAATATGTTAATCGTATTGCACCCAAAGAGTCTCGTTTTGAATTATGGCAGGAGTTAACCCATAACGGAACTGGTATAATCGACCAGGTCATAAAACATCTCGGTAACTGTTGTGATATGCAATTTCCCGAAATTGTAAAAGACAGACACGTTTGGTCTTTCAGAAATGGTATTTTTATTGGTAAAGAATGGTCTGGTATAACAGAAACATATAAAACCTCTTTTTATCCATATGATTCAAAGGAAGCTTCAACGCTTGATCCTTCGATAGTAAGTTGTAAGTACTTCGATAGTGATTTTGTAGACTATAGTCACGTGAAAGATTGGAAAAAAATACCAACTCCATATTTTGATAAAGTACTCAATTCACAAGAATTTCCGAATGAAGCATGCAATTGGATGTACGTTATGGGTGGTCGTTTAACATTTTGTTTGAACGATATTGATAAATGGCAAATTATACCATTTTTAAAAGGTATTGCACGTTCAGGTAAATCGACACTCATAACTAAAGTTTTTCAAAAGTTTTATGAACCAACGGATGTGAAGAAACTTTCAAACAACGTCGAGAAAAGATTTGGTTTATCGGGTATTTATGACGGGTTGATGTTTATTGCACCTGAAATCAAAGGTGACTTGAATCTAGAACAAGCTGAATTCCAATCAATAGTTTCTGGTGAAGAGCTCGCAATCGCCGTTAAATTTGAAACTGCAAAAAATATAACGTGGGACGTACCGGGTATACTCGGTGGTAATGAATGTCCAAATTGGAAAGATAATTCGGGTAGTATTTTGAGAAGATTGATGACATGGCATTTTAAGAAGCAGATTAGAGATGAAGATACAGATCCGTTACTCGAATTAAAACTTGAAAAAGAAATGCCTATTATTTTACAAAAGTGTGTAAGAGGTTATTTGGATTATGCTCAAAAATATCAGGATCAAGATATATGGAACGTAATACCGGAATACTTCAAGGAAGTTCGAAAATCTGTAGCAACAGTTACAAACGCACTTGAACACTACCTTCAGTCTGATAAAGTTCAGTTTAACACTGGTGGTTTAAAATACATGTGTCCAATTGATGTATTCAAGGAAAGGTTCTTTACTTACTGTATGCTTAATAACTTACCAAAACCGAGGTTTAATTCAGATTTTTACCTTGGTCCATTTAGTAGTCGGGGTATAACCATTGAAAAATTGGATATTGAATATAATTTCAGACAGTATAAAAACAAGGATATCATAGTAGGAGTTGACATGGTGGCGGAGGAAGAATATTAAAATTCTCAGCCTAGTGTAAGTATGGACCCGCGTCAATTCGTGAAGAATTCAAACATACAAATACAGCGTACAAACCCTGGACAAATGACAACTCCTGTACGATTAGTCCCTGGATCTAATTCACAGACACAAGGTAGTGTATTTTCAGAGTTAAGAACTGGAAGTTTAAAACCGGGTATATACAATATATTAGTAAACAAAGACTTTTCACAAGAGAGTCGTGTAGATTTACTATATATATTGAAACGCAAACCAAAAGGACACGCATCTATTGCACCAGGTTTATCAATAGATCTTAATGAAATCAAGGGTATATACGGTCGTTTTCAAACAGGTGCTATACACACGAGTAATTTTGGTATGAGAGGTGATTTAGATAAAAATTTCTTTTCTGTACAACTTTCTGGATACACGACAGATGGTATGAACAAGAAAAATTTTAGTTTTAATATATATAGAAACGGTAAAATACGTTTTTCGGGAGGATTTTTGGGTTCAAAAAACCTAAAAAAACAACCAGAGGCACTACGAAAATATTTAATAGACACATACACACAAAAACAAGGATTTTTATACAATGATATCAAATACAATAATATCGGTGGTCAGTTTTCAACAAACGCAAATTTTGATTTAAGTAGAATAGCGCAAGAAAACCCACTGAAATCATTTATTTCTTACGAACCAGAAAGATCACCTTTTCTATACGTTGAATATAATGAACATAATTATATTCTTTCATCTAAATCTGGTCAGCTCGGTGCAGGTATAGTACAGATACAAGGTGAAAATAATCCAGATAATCTCGAAAATGCTTACGTTTTTGGTGTGGAAATGATTAAAAAATTACACGAAATGGGATATACAATGGGATTGGTAAATAAAAACGTTAATGTATCTATACCATTGATTAAAAAGAAATCTAAAATAGGAGTTTCTACGTGCCCAAAACCTAGAAGACCACCGTGTAAAGAAGGTTATGAAACTAGAAAAAATCCACAAGGCTACGAATGTTGTTTTAAAATACCAAAAAGAAAACCGGTTAAGAAAAAAACAAATTCGAAATCAAAAAATATGAAGATAACGTACGATAAAGATGGTATAATGAAAATTGGTGGTCGGAAATGTGAACGTCTTACAAAACCAGTTTTACTCGATGTTGCCAAAAAATTGGGTGTTGTTGGGGTAAAAAATAGAAACAAAAAAGAAGATATTTGTAAAGCATTGGATAAATTAGAAAAAGGTAACTCTGATTATAAAATAAATGATAAGTTGTGTAAAGATATGAAAAAAGAACAATTGATTGCACTTGCTATTTCTAGAGGTATATCCATAAACGATAAAGATACCGTTAAAATTTTATGTCAAAAACTTAAAAATAGACCAAACACACCAAATTCTCCCAATGCTCTCGCTAACGAAATTGAAAAAGAAATGTTAAATAAAATGAAAAGAAATAAAAGAGTACCTGTAAATTTAAAACGAAAACTTAATAAAACGGGTATTAAAAATGATTTAGTTAAACTTTATGGTAAATATTGGATGAAAAAGTATGGTAACGTAATGAACATTAATGAAAATGTCAATGAAGTAAAAAAAGAATTGGATCGTATGGAATTAAAAAAGAATTTAGTCTCTAAAAACGGCGTTTTAAAAAAGAGTGAAGCTAATAAAGTAAAGAAAGATATGGTTTACCGATTTAAAATTGATAAAAAACAATATTTTAAACGATTGTTATTAGAAAAAGAAGCTAATAAACTATATGGTAAATTTGGTAAAAACACCGTAAACAAGGTTGTTAATTATGCTATATCTTTACCAAAAACACCTTCGTTAAACAGTAATAAAGTGATTAATTATATTAAGATGCGTAGAGAATTTAACGGTGCACCAGTCATCAAATTAAATAAAAAGAGACCTACACCACCTAGACCTAAGCCCAAAGTTGTTAAAAGTACAAAAAAAAATATTAAACGTCCACCTATTAAGAAGAAAGTTACACCGCCTAAAAATAAAGTTGTTAAGCGGTTAAACTTTAATTCGAACTCGAACTCGAACTCGAACTCAAACTCTAAAAGTAAAACTAACCAAAATAAATTAAAAAACTTATACAATAACTTTAATAAATTTACATTAAAGAATAAAGACAAAAGGTAAATAGTATAATGGAAAATCCAAGAAACTTTTTACTTTATAAACTTAATACCAATAAATATAATAACGTAATAGATGATATGGAAAAAATTGATAAACTTATAATATCAAACATTATCGATACTATGTATTACACTATATGCGATTACATAAAAACGTCTAGGAAAGAAAGTAATAGATATATGGGTCGTTTAGAAATAAATTATAACTATACGGATGAATTTCACGAATCTGTAGATCCAGAATTATATTTTGAGGAGACACGGGAAATTGATGATACGGGGTTAATTATGTATATATATGACAACTTCCAAAGAATGGAATCTACTAAACATAGACGTATTATGTTTTACTTGATGAACATGTTATATTTCGATTTATAACTTTATCTGGTTCAGATATCTGTTTAAGGTGTTTCGTGTGATATGAAAAATCGTATCCCTTGAATCTATTTTTTATTTCATCCGAAAGTGCAAAAGCTTCAACTTTTTGTGAAACTCCTGAACAAACTGATTTTCTTTCTAAATTTAAAAAATCATCTTCCATTATTACAAAACTTTTTAAAGATTCGTATGCTATATTATCATTTTCCATTTTTTCAAATATTTTCTTAGATTCACCGTGGCTCATATAAAAATATTTAGATGTATAACCTAGAATATTAACATAATCACGGGATGTTATATCTTGATTATCATAGTATATGAATAAAACTAAACATGAAATTAATAACCAGATTAGCATATATAATTACTCATATTAAAAAAATCCTTAATTTTATGAATAATTTTAAATAATGTATCTATATCCTCAACTTTTTTAGAATCAATTATTTCAAACTCGACCTGATAAGTATGAGAATCTTCTGCATCCATGTCTTGAACCATTCCCGAACATATAGTCATATCAATCGATAAATTCTTTCTAACGTAAGAAAATCGTTCTTTATTTTTTAGTTTCGGCCATTCATTATTACCGGTGTCTTCAATCGGTATTTCTTTTGACACACTAAATCTTACATCATAGGGTGAGTTATTCAAGTGTTTGAAATCCTTTGTAAAGATTTTTTCCTTTCTAATGAGTGTATCTTCATCTGCATTTTGATCAATAGTTAATCTATTGGTATCCGTTTCTCGATAATAAACTACGGATGATGAATGAACATTTTTTTCCCACCCGGTGTATATATCCAAACCTTCTTTGAACTTATAAAAAGCATCTTTACCGACATTTGTATCGAAAAATGTGCCGTTAAATTTACCTAATCTGAATTCCATTTCGACGTATTTGTCATTTTTATATTTATCTAAATGTGGTTTAATCTCGTCACAAAGTTTATGAACGTCCATTTTGTTTTTACATTTTATAAAACGCGTCTTCTTCTTAAGCCTTTTTTGTTACCTTTTTTTAGATGCACGGTTTTTTAAATTTGGGAAATACGTGTTATTTTAATTCAGTTATTCAGGTTTTATTACATATACATGAAATATCAGCACATATATTAGATAATAAATATAGTGGTGAATGTACATTTACTAAGGAATATGAAAAACTTATTCATATTTATTTCAAAACGAAAGAAACAAAAGTTTTTACAATAGGACCCGTTTTAGATGAGTTTGTTAGAATATTTCCAAGATTTAAAATAGGAGAGCCACATGACGCACAAGACGCAATTTTTTGTATAATAGACATACTTGAAAAAAGTTACCCTTTTATAAAAAAAATAGTATACGGTCAAGTTAACCAAATGACTATATCACCCGTCGGTAAAAGCATAATAGAAAATCCGTTCTGTATTCATATATTAAATGTGGAAAAAGATGTCAAGTGTTTAAAAAAAATGCTAAATAAAAGTTATAAATGGAATACACTTGAAGATTATATCGATAAAGATGGAAAAAAACATAATGTTGCTACTACGAGAAATGTATTTTCTAAATACCCAAAAATACTATTTATTTCGTTCGATAAAAAAAGTTTTGTGGAAATAGAAGAAGAATTAATATTAGGGAATAATGTATATAATTTAAAATCTACTATAATTCATAAAGGTATTCAATACGGTGGTCATTACATGTCTATTGTAAATCATGGTGATGATTGGATAATACAAGACGATGATACTTTAGGAAAATTAATTAGTTTTCCTAAAGAAGATAATCATTTCGTCCTGGTCTACAGTCTAAAAACTCTTTCATCTGAATGTCTTCTTTAATATTAACCAGAGTTCTGTAAAATGTTCTTCTACTATTAGGAAACGTTTTGTCATCCCTTCTTTTTATTGGTTTCCACCAAAAAGGACCATTTTCCCAAGTGACATACATGCATTCTATAATATCACCTGATTTTATCCATTTATATTCTTTCATTCTATCAATGGGTATAGAAGATTCAAAAACGTGTTTTCCCCGATCTTGTATATACATTTTCCATGTATAAGCACCAGGTTCACACCCAGGTGTTTCATTGGTTGGTTGTTTCTTGAAGAGAAAATCAATAGTATTTTTGTTTCTCGGTTTCCATTTAAACATTGTTTCGTGGGTTCCTATTCGAATACTCTCATTTATAGGTGTAAAAATAAGACCGTCCATTTCCTGTTTTACGGTTGGAAGATACTTATCCATAAAATTATTAAAATCGTCATGTAAATGAAACGTTTTGACTTTCAGTTTAAGTGTATCCGTTGGTAAAACGATTGCCTTTTTACACGTATTTTCACAATACTCTAAACGTTCGAGGAAATTTTTGTTTCCCACAATTTCACCACAAGACATCAGGCAATCATAAATCATAAACACGTTATCGTATAATTCACCTTCAAATATTGTACCTTGATAAGCTGCAAGTCTAAAGTTCAATTTAACAGTGAATATTTCCAATGCACGATTTATAAATACACATATTCTTTGATTTCCATATTGAATTAATAACATCATATATCTTACACCGTCTGTCTTTTCGCAAACAACGTAATCATTTTTTGATAAAATGTTGAAATGTTTTCTTTCGATGGATATTGGTTGACACCCCGGAAATATACCCTTACCCAAAGTA